GGTCAACGACAGGGCTGAGAATATTAGTAATCTAACCGATGGTTACTATGAGCAAATGCTCATTGGTAAGAATCTGGATTGGATCTCATGTTATGCTCAAGGCAAATATACTTTTGTGCAAGAAGGCAGACCCGTATGGCAAGAATATACCGATACTTTGATGAGTGAGGATATTGAATTCTTACCTGAGTATCCTTTGCAGATTGGACTTGACTTTGGACTCACACCTGCTGCAGTGTTTGGACAACGCCTTGATAATGGCAGATGGCATGTGCTGCATGAGTTAGTCACCTTTGACATGGGTTTGGAACGATTTACCACCCAGCTCAAAGTTGAAATCAACAAAATGTTTCCGAAAGCCAAAGAGATCCGAGTGTGGGGTGACCCTGCGGGTAGCAAACGAGATGAAATCTTTGAGGTTACTGCCTTTGACCATTTGAAAACGCAAGGACTCAATGCTAGACCTACGCCCAGTAACGACTTCAAAGTGCGTAGAGAAGCAGGGGCGATGCCGATGAACCGCCTCATTAATGGGAAAGCAGGACTGATTGTCAATAAAACCTGCTCTCAGTTGCGTAAGGCGTTGGCGGGTGGTTATTATTTCAAGCGTGAAGCCATAGGCAGTGGACAAGAACGATTTAAAGACGTACCGTTTAAAAATAATTTTTCACACGTAGGTGATGCGTTTGGGTATCTGATGCTCGGTGGAGGAGAGCATCGGATTCTCACTCGCTCAAATGCACGTTTTGGCAACCAACAACAAGCCACGGCAAAGGTAGATTTTAATGTATTCTAGTATTTCAGACATGATCGAAAAGAGGGTGGCTAACCAAACAAGGGGTAAGATTAGCCACATTGATAACAACCAAGAGGGGTTAGTTGCATTTTATAACAGTTTGAACCGTAATGAAAGGATTAAATACCGTGTGTATGCGAATAATGATGCATACCATTTGGATTATCGTACGCTCGATGCCAGTTATTTTGACTCGTATGATGCAACCGTAGCCTACATTGAACAACTGCAAACCACTGGACCTGCCATCACGATTATCTATCAAGAGCAGATTGCTGCGTGTTGGGGCTTTGCTCAGATTGTACCTGGTGTCTTTGAAGCCTGGTGTTTGGGAAGTCAGTTATTTAACAAATATCCTGTGGCTACCACTCGCACCGCTAAGTTTGTGATCGAACAAGGGGCTAGATTTTTGGCAGCTCACCGAATCCAACTCACGGTACTAGCGAGTAATAAAGTTGCAAACAACTGGGCTTCCGTATTACAATTCAAGTACGAAGGATTGATGAAACAATTTGGACATGATAAACAAGATTATGTTATGTATGCAAAAATTTATTAGGAGATAGTATGGGTAGTATATTATCAAAACCAAAAATTCCTGCACCAGAGCCGATTTCTGAAGAAACGAAAAAAGCTCAAAGAATGCAGTTAGAAACATTACAAGCTGACGAAAAAAGAGCGGAAGAAGAAAGAATGAAAGAATTATCTTCTTTACAAAAACGTAAAAGACGTGCAAGGTTTGGTGGCAGACGTATGCTATTAGCTGAACGAGAAACGCCAGAACTTGGAATACCAAAGAAAGAAACTTTAGGAGGATAAATGCCAAAAGTCATAGGTAAAGATGGGAAATCTAAAATGTTTCCCTACACAGGAAAGGGGATTGCTCAAGCCAAAGGTTACGCCAAAGATACTGGTGGTAAATTTGTCATGGGTGGTCCAAAAGATAACTTTAAACAAAAGAAGATGAAATCATGAAAAAGAAAAAAGGATACGGCGGCGGCGGCAAGAAGAAGTAATGGAACGCAAATTTAAGTCTGTACCCAAAAGTAAAAAAGGGGTACCCTTAAAGTATTTAGCTAGTGCTAAAAACAAAAAGAAACGTGAGAGTGAAATCTTACGCACCAGACGATTGTATCGTATGGGTTTGTTAACGCCTAGTATGATGGACAAGATCAGCAAGGAGCGAGCAGGTGGCAAGTAAATATCCAAGTAGCTACACCAGTAAATTCAGTAAATCAACACTTGATAAAGTCTACAAACGTGGACTCGGTGCTTACTATTCGAGTGGTAGTCGTGGGGTATCAGCACACGCTTGGGCGATGGGTCGAGTACGTTCTTTTGTCACAGGTAAAGGTGGAGCAAGGAAAGCTGATAAAGATTTAATAAGGAAAAGCTAATGGTAATGTCAGTCAACCAAATCATGAAACGCTTTCAAGCTGCTAAAGCTCGTAAAGAACAATGGGAATCAGTCTATGAAGATTGTTATCGTTTTGCTTTGCCGAACCGTAACTTATATGAAGGTTACTTTGAAGGTAAGTCGGTTGGTCAAAACAAAATGGCAGATGTCTTTGATAGTACAGCAATCAGTTCAACTCAACGATTTGCGAATCGAATACAATCAGGTTTATTTCCACCACAAAATAATTGGTGTCGATTAGAACCTGGCAATGACATTCCTGAAGAACAACGTGTTGAAGTACAAAGAATATTAGATGTGTATTCTGAACGCATGTTTTCGTTAATTAAAAACAGTAATTTTGATTTAGCATTAGGTGAATTTTTATTGGACTTATGTGTAGGAACAGGTGTGATGTTGATTCAAGAGGGTGATGAGATGACACCCATACGTTACACTTCAATCCCTATGTATCTTATTTGTTTTGAAGAAGGTGCTAACGGACAAGTTGAAAATGTATATCGTAGGCTTAGACTCAAAGCAGAACAAATATTGATTGAGTTTCCAGATGCCGAACTGAACGAAACATTAAAACGTAAAGTCAAAGATAATCCGATTGAGGAGATTGACTTTTTAGAAGCCACTGTGAAAGATTTATCTACAGGTAAATATTCTTATTGCATTATTTATCAACAAGAAAAATTTAAAATTGTTGAACGCACGCTTAAATATTCACCTTGGGTGATATCCAGATATATGAAAGCGGCAGGTGAAGTCTATGGTCGTGGACCATTAACTGTGGCGATACCTGATATCAAAACCTTGAATAAAACGAAAGAATTATTATTGAAAAATGCATCATTAGCGATTGCAGGTGTGTATACCGCAGCAGACGATGGGGTGCTAAATCCGAACACGGTGACACTCAAACCTGGTGCAATCATTCCTGTGGCTCGTAATGGTGGACCACAAGGGGAAAGTCTAAGACCATTACCACGTAGTGGTGATCCACAGTTATCACAGATCGTAATTGACCAATTACAAATGTCGATTAAAAAAATATTATTGGATGAATCTATTCCAAGGGATGATATGTCAGCACGAAGTGCCACTGAAATACAACAACGTATTCAAGAACTGGCACAGAATTTAGGGAGTGCGTTTGGGCGTTTGATTACTGAAGTGATGACACCGATTGTACAACGTACTTTACAGATTATGGATCAAGCAAATATCATTGAATTGCCACTGAAAGTCAATGGACTTGAAATACAAATTAAACCTGTCAGTCCGATTGCGATGTCACAAAATCAAGAAAAAATTAGTAACTTATTGCAGTTTGCTCAGATTGTACAACAACTTGGTCCTGAAGGACAAACTTCAATTAAGATTGGAGCAGCAGCAGATTATATTGCAGATAAATTAGGTATTCCTGCTGATGTCAGAAACAACCCAGAAGAACGAGCTGCTTTGTTAGAACAAGCAGCACAAATGTCAATGCAAGCAGCACAACAAATGCAACAAGCTGAAGCAGAACCACAACCACCAGAGGAGCCAATACAATGAGTTGGGATGAATTATCATTACTTGATGAACAAGCTATTGAACATAAAGAATTTATTAATGTAACTGAATTGAATCGTTTGTATGCCAGAGTATTTAATACTGAAGAAGGACAGAAAGTGTTAAAACATTTACGAGCGATTACAATAGAGCAACCTGCATTTATACCAGGTGAAGAAGCAAGCTATGGGTTTTGTCGTGAAGGACAAAATTCATTAGTCAGAGAAATTGAAAAACGTATAGCGAGGGCAAGAGGATGAGTGAAGAAAATCAAGCAGTAGAAAACGAAGGCTTAATTGATGAAGGTATTAAAGAAGTGCAAGCAGCCGAAGCTGAAGCACAGCAAGAACACCCAGAAGTAATTGATAATGTGTTTGCCAAAGATCCAGAAGAAGTCAATACCGCCATTGCAAGTGAGGATGAAGATACTGAGTTTGTTAGACCTGAGTATTTTCCTGAGAAGTTTTGGAATGATGAAGATGGACCTGACGTGGAAGGGTTAGTGAAGTCGTATCGTGAAATGGAAAAAAACTTTTCACAAGGCAAACATAAAGCACCTGAAGAATATGATATCTCATTTGCAGAACAATCAGGTATTCCACAAGACGACCCTCTTATGGAGCGTTTTAGTAGTTGGGCGAAAGAACATGGAGTAAGTCAAGCTGCTTTTGAAGCACTAGCCAAAGATTATATTGATATGGAGATGTCATCTTTAGAGCAATATAAGGTTGATGTGCAAGCTGAGAAAGATAAACTTGGACCTGATGCAGACCAGATTATAAAATCTACTGCTGAATGGGCGAATGGTTTATTCAATAAAGGTGTGTTTAATGAAGAAGAACTAGAAGCCTTTAAACAATCAGCAGGTACGGCAGCAGGTGTACGAGCCATGCAAAAACTTAGACGTTTCTATGGAGAAGCAAAAATACCTGTCGCACAACCATCTGATGAAGGAGTGCCAACCGTTGAAGAACTGTATGCGATGGTAGGTAAACCTGAATACAAATCAGATCCTGCATTCCGCAGTAAAGTACAAAAATGGTTTAAGGTAAGATTTCCTGATAACCCTGATACTGATTACATAATTTAGCTTGTAATTACTTGTATTTTAATTATAGAATATACACTAAGGATAACAGTGTAACTCTGCCCTTGACTCTCGAATGAGGTGTGGTAGGCACAACCTACAAGTCTGAAGCCCACATGGACAACTTCGTGGCGTTAATAACTTAACTATTATATGGAGATATTATGAGTACAAGTATTAGCTCAAGTTTTGTTACCATATTTGATGCCGAGGTCAAACAAGCATACCAGTCTGATCGTGTATTAGCAGGTACTGTAAGGGAGAGAGCAGGCGTACAAGGTAACACATATAAGTTTAACAAGTTAGGTTCAGGTGTAGCGAACTTACATATTCCACAATCTGATGTAACACCGTTAAACTTAGCACACTCACAAGTAACCGCTACTATGTCGGATTACAACGCTGCTGAATATTCAGATATATTCACAAGCGGCAAAGTTCTCTTTGACGAAAGAGCAGAACTTGTGAAGGCTTTATCAATGGCGATTGGTCGTAGAATGGACCAACTTGTAATCGATGCGATTGATGGAGCAGGCACATCATTAACTGTAGCCAACTCGATTGGTGGCTCTAACACTAACTTAAATGTTGATAAAGTATTAGAA